TTAATTAAGGATGCTCTTCTAACAATACCATGAACTTCATAACCTTTTTCAAGTAGAAATTCAGTAAGATAAGAACCATCTTGACCTGTAATCCCTGTAATTAAAGCAACCTTACCCATTCTTTATCCTCCATGTGGTTTATGATTTTTCATACCATCATGATTTCCATCATTAGGTAACTTACCTGTCATAAGATATTCAATCGTGTCTTTACATCCACGAAGATAATCTAATTGTTCTTTAACCTTTTCAGCCTCCACCGTATTTGGTACGGGGTACCACTTTTCGTTAATTTGTGCAATCCTCTTGGTAAATCTTTCCAAGAGTTGTTCGTAATTTTCAGTCGGTTTCATTCTTTATCTGCTCCTCAATCCAGAAATATGTTCTCCTAATCCCATCTTCCAAAGTCATAGTATAATCCCAACCTAACTTTTCCCTAACCAAATCATTGTTAGAGTTTCTACCCCTTACACCTTGAGGTTTATCTAAATTATAAACCTTCCTAACAATTTTATGAGAAACCTTAGCAGCAGTATCTACCAACTCATTAATAGAAACCATCTCCTCAGAACCAATGTTAACTGGTCCCATGAAGTCAGAATCCATCAGTCTTCTAGTTGCTTCAATGCATTCGTCAACGTACAAGAAGGAACGAGTCTGTAAGCCATCTCCCCACACCTCGATTGATCCACCTGACTCCGGGACGTGAGCGACTTTACGGCAGATTGCAGCTGGAGCTTTTTCTCTTCCACCGTCATAGGTTCCTTCTGGTCCAAATATATTGTGATAGCGGGCAATCCTAACAGGAATGCCATGATTACGATTATAAGCCATGTATAATCTCTCGGAGAATAGTTTCTCCCATCCATATTCGGAATCTGGTGCAGCTGGGTATGCGGAAGTCTCACGGCAATCTGGGTTGTCAGGATCTAATTGGTTATGCTCTGGATACATACATGCTGATCCAGAGTAGAATATCTTAGTCTTATTGACTTCATACTCATCATTATATTCACGCTGCTTCTCTAAGACGTTAAGATTAATGGTAACTGAATTCTGCATTATCTCTGCATCATTATCACCAGTAAATACAAACCCTGCTCCACCCATGTCAGCAGCAAACTGATAGATCTCATCAAATGGTTCTATCATCTTATAAGGAATAGAGTTATAAAAATTACCAGTGTAACCTTTAAACTGTAATACTCTCTTTACAAAAGTAGGATCACGCAAATCTCCATACACAAATTCATGTGCTTCTGAGTCACTATACTCAGGTGCTTTAAGATCTACCCCACGTACCCAATACCCATCAGCACGTAGTCTCTTTACCATATGGCTTCCAATAAAACCACCTGCGCCTAATACAAGCGCAGTCTTATCAGGATAATGACTCATTTTTAATCAATTCATATACTAATCTTACAGAAGAATATCTGGTATGTCAACCCCTTTCTGCTTTCTCCTGAATAGAAAGTCTCTCATAACTAAGTGTAGGAATCTTACGTAGAACTGCTTCAATAATATCAAGTCTTTCTGCTAGGTCTGCGTCTCCACCACCAGTACCACAATTCTCATGTGCAATTGCTTCTAGCTTTTTCAATCTTGCTTCTACTTCTACATCATACTTAGACATAGATGCTCCACTTACAGAATGTGCTGCCTTTCCTTTTCCTAGTGCCATAATTTTAACTAATTCTTTAGTTATTTAGCTCCGTTAATTCAAAACTCCAATCTTCTATTACAGTATTAGCTAATAGTTGATCACTAAGTTTACATAATTCTTTCTTTGCTGTCTCTATATCAGGTGCTTCAAATTCTAAATCAACACACTTACCTAATCTTAAAGAAGTAACTTTAATACCAGCAACTCTACTACAATTATTCATAACAGCATTACCAGCAGCATCTGATACAGATGATCTTAACCTCACGTGAACTAGTGCTTTAAATTTCATATTACTTTTATATAACGGGATAGATGGGACTTGAACCCACAACCTCCGCCGTGACAGGGCGGCATTCTAACCAATTGAACTACTACCCCAACGAATCGGGAAGGATTTGAACCTTCGACCCTCTGATCCGTAGTCAGATGCTCTAATCCACTGAGCTACCGATCCATTCATTAACGATACCCATCAAATTCTGAGTTAGTAGCATTAGGATTAGCAGTCTGACTATAGACTACTTCTTTATTAAGATCTTCTCCTATAACTTCTATCAAAGTATCATAATCATCTAGAGCATCACCAGTAAATTCAATCCTACCTTCTCTCTCATAGAATCTTCGTAACTTTTTAAACAACTTAGGATTCTTTACATCAAGGAAAAAATCCCCTTTGACTGCACCCTTAAGAGTGTGCAGGTCTTTCTTAAATTTTGAAGTGAGTGTCATCGCTCTATTGTTTGACTCTACAAGTATAAGGGAGAATGGTTTAAAAGTCAAGGGTTGTGTGTGACACTATTCCAATCGGCCTCAAACAGTTCCAATCCTTTATCAGTTAATATGTGATTATACATCTTCTCAAATACTCCTGGTGGCATTGTAACAATCTCTGCACCATATTCAAATGCTCTACCTACATCTCTTACATTTCTAACAGATGCTGCTAATACATTAGTAGTTACAAAATGTTCTTTAAAGACATTAACAATATCCTTAACCAAACATATCCCACCAAATGAATTATCATCCACTCTTCCTACAAATGGCGACACATACTTAGCACCTGCTTTAGAAGCAAGGATTGCTTGTGTCTGAGAGAATATAAGAGTTACATTTACTCTAATACCTTCACTAGAAAGAATCCTACAGGCAGCTAACCCACCTCTAGTACAAGGAACCTTAATAGTACAACACTCACCAAATTTCTCATGGAGCCTACGTCCTTCAGCAACCATCTCCTCACCAGTACCTACAACTTCCATACTGATATCTAAAATACCCAAATCCTTCAACTCTTGATAAACTTCTAAAGGATCTCTTCCACTCTTCATAATAAGAGTAGGATTGGTAGTCACCCCATCTATAAGTCCAGTAGCAAAATGCTTACTAATTAAATCAGTATCTGCAGTGTCTAAAAAGATTTTCATTTGTAATCTTTAACATCAAAATCTACACTAATTATATCACATTCATCTTCATCCTGCAATTCTATCCACTCCTCAAACTCCCTATAGATGGCATCTTTCTCTCCAATTGTCACCGCATCCTCAAGTTTCTTAGTAGCCCACTGCTTAATATGACCAACTATCTCATCAGTTTCCTTCAAAATAGTTTTTCCTGAAGTATCTGCTAAGGATGTTACTGTTGTAATACGCGGGGGTTCCGTCACTAAGAGCTTCAGTGAGGACTCCTCTACTAAAAAGTTGTCTGGTTTCTTCGTAGTTTGTTTTGCCAGCTGTGTTATGTAAGCTGAGGATAGCTCTGCTAAAGTTCTGTCTACCCAGTTGTTCAATCTCTTCTTTAAGTTCAGGACAAGACCCATAATACTTTTTCCAATCAGATTCAGATTTTACTTTACGTTTTTTACCCTTAGGAGTTCTAAACTTCCAAAAGTATTTACGTCCGACATACTGCCTTCCGTTTGTGTTATTTGTAATACAGTAGACGAAACCGAAGAAATTGTCAATATGCTCAGTAGTAAAAGCTGTATTTTTATATATCCAGGGATTTTCATAATCAATAGGCATACTCTTCAAGGACTTCCAATGCATTATTTAGAATGCGCTGAGCTGCTCCTCTCTGCCTATCATCCCATTCAGGATACCAAGCATGATCGTCAAGACCCTTTTTAATCTTAAGAAGACGGGAGGTCATATCAATTTTTTTAAGTCTGCCATTCATGATCGTAGAAAATATGCTACAGTATTATTTACGCAAGGTCTCCAAATATTCTAATACATGTTCACGAACCCACATCAATTCATTAAAACATTTTTGGTTATGTGCGCAACTCCTCAACTTACTATCTGGTTTAATCACACTCTCTGTGAAGATAGTAAGTGCATCATTCCATTTTTCATCTGATGTAGTCATAGTTTAAATCCTGAGAAGGTGTCCTTTTTAACGTCTTGTTTGATACCACCAACCATATAAGACTCTACTTCAGTCTCTTGTGGTG